AATTTGATAGCACGGCAGACCAGCTGAATGTACTGGTGTCTGAAGTGCTTTCAGAATCGGCATGCGCTGGGATGGCCAAACAAAAAACCAGACTAAAAGCAAGCGCGAAAGCTGCCAGGTATCGGTTCATTGTAGAACTCCTTTTGAATATGTGAAAACCTATAACCCGTGTTAGGGGTTATAGGGTGAGAGGGTCTCAGTTCTTGGACATGGATTTCTTGTATGCCTTCTTACGGGCACGGTTGGGATCGAGGGCGGCGCAAACGCCAAAGAAGCCAATCATGAAGCCGAAAGTGAACATGGGAGGGGTCCTTTCTTGAGGGTTAGTTCTCATTAATAGACCCGTAGTTTGTGTTCGGCCACTCTTCAGGCGGTTCTCCATATTCGATTGGTTCGTCAGTGAAAGTGACCGTATTGTTCTTGGTCACAGCTCTTCAACCGATCTTGAACCAGTTCGGCTGAGGAGCAGGCGTCAGAACGACCTCAACGGCCGGCGATCCCGAGGGCAGAAGCACCGGACGGAACTCAGGCTTCACGACTGTGCCGCCATCCCATCCGAGCTCGTCGCCAACACCAACCTCAGAGAGGTGAATCTGAGCGTAGAAGTCGTTCAGAGGGCAAGGTCCGCAGTTCAGCAGGTCCTCAGTGATGTTGTTGCAGTAGTGGCGAAGCTTCTCAGCGGTGGAGCGGAAGGTACGGCCGGTGATGGCGTCCTTGCAGAGGATCTCCTCGTCGCCGAAGACGACAATCGAGCCCTTGGGGAGACCCTTCTCGGCCTCCTTCTTGTCGGCGGGCTTGCCACCGTTCTTGATGACCTTGACAGTCTCCTGGACGTTCTGACGAAGCTCGTTCAGGTTGAGCTGAGAGACAGAATATGCGGCAGCCAGAGCCTGGTACTGCTTGTAAGTGACGTTGTGCAGGGCCAGGATCGAGAAGACCGCAACACCGAGGGACGCGGCAGCGGGGATGTAGGTCATCCAGTGACGCTTGGTGAAGTCGAGCAGGTTGGTGGATGCGCCGTTGTCAGCGGCAACAGCCTTAGCGTGGGCCTTGCCCGAGGTGACTGCGGTCGCGACAGAAGCTGCGACGCCGAGGCCGGTGAGAAGGATCTGGGGGTTGTTCTTGAGCCAGCCGAGAGCGAGCTTGATGGTGTTCTTGATGTTCATGGTAATGCTTCCTTTCAAAGAATGGGGTTGTTGAGGTGTTTCCCAGTGGGGATCGCTTTTACACGTCCCCACCGAGAAAATATTCAGTTTTGGATCACTTGTTCTGGTTGATGTGGCCGCGGTATTCCTCGATGTACTTCTCAAGCTTCGGGCCGAAGGTCTTGAGAAGGAGGAAGCCGATGAAGCCGGTAGCGGCGATCTTGCCGGTGCCTCCGCCGAGGATCTTGGTGATCGCATTAATGACCACCATAAAGGCGACGAAGGCGAGAATGATGATGAGCATGACGATGCTAGCGAAGGTTTCCATTGTAGTGATGCCTTTCAGAGGGAGTTGATGGCGAGGACGAGGTCTTCACCGAGGATGGATTCGGCTCGAACAGGGATGAAGTTCGGATCGGAGCCGATGTCGGCGGTAACCCCGATGTAAGGGGTTGTGCTGAGAGTCTTGTCGACGATGACGAAATTCTTGACAAATGCCAAACGGGCAGGAGTGTCAAGAAGTCGGTACGGGATGATGGCGTATGAGACATTCGGGTCGTCTGCGAAGTCTCGATCAATCGCGACTACGTCACCGTGGGCATCACGGTAGGCGACGTCTTCGTAGTTGTTCGGGGCGCCTTTTCGAAGGTGCACGGGCATTCCACCGAGGCGCTTAACAAATATGCCGAGCGCCGCCATCTCCAAATCGTTAGTCGGATATGGACGTCCGCTGTACAGAGAGATAGAGGCGATACCGCCTTCGGGGATCGTGAGGTCGATGTCGTTGAAGTTGTAGACTTTACGCTTGATCATGATGCTTCCTTTCGCGAAACCCTATACACCGTGTGGTGTATAGGAGAGATGACTAGTTTCCGAAACGTGCTCGGTCGACAATCGTGTTGTACAGGTGGCAGGCGGGGATGACCACCAGTACGGCGAACAGGGCCTTTGGGAAAGATGAGTCCGCTTTCAAAGCTTTCTTAACAAAAGAGAAAGCGTTGAACGGGACCATCAGGATAAGCCCGACGACGTACCAGGCAGCCATCACAAGCAGGATGCCAGTGACGACAACAGACGTGTCATAGATGAATGTGAGCATGATGAGTCCTTTCGAGATGGGTATAGTTCTCATTATCCCCCTCGTAAAAAGTGCGTTCAAAGCCTATAACCCGTGTTAGGGGTTATAGGGTTGAGAGTTCTCAGAGGAGTGTGTCACTCATCGGAGTCGGAAGAGTTCGAGGACTCTCGCAGACCGGCGATAGTCATAGCGCCGAAGAAGATAGCGATGGAGCCAAAGGCAGCAGCCTTAGCAACCGGGACGCTCTTCTTGGCGATCGACTCAATGCGATCAGAGAGGGAGGTCTTCGGGGTGGTCTCTTCGAGTTCGTTCGAGTTGGACATGGTGAGTTCCTTTCTTGAGTGGTTAGTTCTCATTAGTATTCGAGTACTTTTTGCGGAGCTCTTCGACAAGCTCGATTACCGGGTTTCGCGTGTACTCGGCTATGAGTGCGAGGATACCCAGAATGAGCATCGGTACGCACATGATCATGATAATGATAACGGACACAAGTAGGGCTTCCATGATATACTCCTTTTTTGTGATTCAAAGCCTATAACCCGTGTTAGGGGTTATAGGGTAGAGGTTTCAGTTTTCTTCGAGGTCGAGGTCATCGAGTCGAATCTTGAAGTCCTTGTTGATGACTTCCACGCAGAGCTTGCGGAGCATCTCGTTCTTACCGTGGCAGGAGTAGTTGAACAGCTTGCTGTAGAAAACAATGCGTTCCATCCGGCCGAGGTTGTAGAATACGGGTGCAGCGATAGCGAGGGTGGCAGCAGCAACGAAAGAGTAAGCGTACTTCGACATGAGAGTGGTCCTTTCAAAGAGGGTTGATATTTCTCATTATTCGCTGCGTAAAACGTGCGTTCAAAGCCTATAACCCGTGTTGGGGGTTATAGGGTCGAGGGTTATCAGAGCGGGCAATCCATGAGATCGCAGACGTCATTGAAGGCGTCTTCGGTCATGTCACTGTCCGAGCAGATATCGAGCAGAGTCTTGACGCGGTCGTGGTAAGTGTCCTGGAGGTAATCGTGAACCGAGTTAACGGTCTTACGGTTAGCCTTCCGAGCACCTTCCAAGATGCCGGTAAAGTACACGTACCTGCAAAGCAGAGTAACAGACAAAACCGAGAGGCCAATGATGGCGTGGTTGCGGTTGAACTTCATGGGAGTAATCCTTTCAAAGAGGGTTGATAGTTCTCATTATTCGCCGAGTAAAACGTGCTATAAAGCCTATAACCCGTGTTAGGGGTTATAGGGTTGAGGGTTTCAGTCGTTGAGGTCGTGATCAAGGTCACGCATGAGAGCGTCAAAGACGTCTTCCTTATCAGCTCCCTCAGCAAGGTCGCGGTATGCGTGCCAGTACGTAGCGGCCACCTTCTTGAGGTGGGTCTCGTAGCGGTCAGCGCTGTAAGCGAGCCAAAGATTGCCGAGGAAAGAGATGGCAAGGGCGGCGAGAATGACGATATCGATGATGGTGAACATGATGGTTCCTTTCAAAGAGGGTTGATAGTTCTCATTATTCGCCGCGCAAAATTTGTGCAAAAGCCTATAACCCGTGTTAGGGGTTATAGGGGTTGAGGATTCAATTGTCTGAAAAGGTGATGTATCCGGCGACACCTGTCAGGAATACGGCCCAGGCAGGCACAATTAGAGTGCCAATAAGGGCGTATACATTTGCGACATTGAGTGCGAACTGGATCATGGTTAGTCCTTTCAAAGAGGGTTGATAGTTCTCACTATTCGCCGCGTAAACTTTGCTGCAAAAAACCTATAATCCCTGGTTTTCAGAGATCATAGGTTTCTTGAGTTGAGCTCTACTTGCGGAGCTTCAACATCGAAAATGCCTTCGAGGCAAGAACGTGGGTCTGCTCGTAGTTGAGGACCGCAAACAGACCGAGCAAGTACACCACGCCGTTGGCAATTGTCTCGGACGAAGGCATGAGCTTCTGCTTAAGGTCAGAGTCCTTAGCAAGAGCATGCAGTCGTTCGAGGTTACCAACAGCAGTGGTGTACTCGTCGGTCGACGGGTCTTCTCCACCGAGCCAGTTAAGCACCTCGTTCTCGAGGTCCTCAGGTTCGTAGAGGCGTTCGACGTTAGACATAGCGAGTCCTTTCGTGTAGAGTGGGTAGTACTCACTATGTCGAGCGCTTTTTATGCGTCGGGCTTCGTAACCTTCAGGACGATGGTGTCCCCGTCCTTGAGATTAGTCGGCTCGGACGCAAAGTCCGCGTAAACGTCGTCATGCTTCGTCACCACGAGATTCCCGTGTGTCTCGGGCTCGTAGTTCTTGGACGAGAGGCCCAGGGCCGCGCCCAGGAACACGCCAAATGCGGTGATCGTAGTCGTCACCTCGCTCGTGTGAGGGATGCCCCACACAATCCCGACCGCGTTTACGAACGTCGCGAGTGCGGGGATGATGAGAAGTGCGGCATACTTGAGTGCGTCGTATGTCTTGTTGGTCATGATGTCTTCCTCCCTTCGCTACCATCCGGTAGCATTGGTAGCTTTTCGATTCGCTCGAAAATATGCTGGGCCAGCCCGTTGCCGCCCAGGTCCTTGTATGGCTTGTACAGCTCTTCGTAAAAGTCTGAGTATTCGCCCGACAGAATATAACCTCGCGCGAGGTACCGTTCGCCTTCCTCGATGATTCGAGAGCGAACAAGTACTAGGAGTAGATCGTCTTCTGTGGTGTTGCGATCCGTCCTAGCTTTCACGAAAGCCCATACGCCAGATCCTCCGAGGATCGCCGACAACAGCTGGCTGGAGAATTCTGCGACTTTGGTCAGATCCACTTATCGGTGACCTCCTCTCCGTATTTGTAGAAACGATCCGGTTGAATCTTGATAGAATATGTCGTTAGGTCACCGCCACTCACGGTTCTTTCGATGACATACCCCGTGAACATGACATCCATGATTGTCGCCGAGACGGGTCGTCCAATCGGAAGGCTGTAAAACCGTTCTGACTGAACTTCTTCGATGTCGACTGTTACAGATCTAAGGGGTTCGCATCGAATTTCCTCAGTGGTCTGGCCCCATTCACGATCGTCGCCGCCGGCCACACCGGATTCGTATCTATAGACACCTTGCCAGTCGGTCGTGTTTTGCATGTACGGGCGATTTTCGTACCATGTACGAATTCGACCTCTGGATGCCATCTTCCATCTGCCGTAGTCACTGGTTTTACCAATATACCAATGCGTCGGGGCACCCGGGAGACGTCTAGTAAGTCTAGATGTTACCGAATCCAGGGGGCCTAGATCGACAATGTTTTGGCTTTCGTTCAACGATTTGGCATATAGTGTAATATCCAAATTGTTGTAGTTATCGGAAGTAACGGTAATACCAGACGTGAAATACAATTGATTGTACAATGCCGCATTGTACATATCATCGTATATACTTGTGGATGGGTCGAATTTATCCTCGTAACTGTCGAGGCCAGACGGAACTGAAGCCCTCAACCAGTATACGAACCACCGATTCGCGTCTTTATTTATATCGTCAAGCAAACGTTTAAAAATCCCAATAGGCGAAAACGTGCTCGGATATAAATTCTCGTAGGATCCACATTTGCTGCGACGCTTTAGTAGTTCCCAAACAGAGATGCAGCGAACCTCACTGATACCATGCGACTCGTATGATATTTCCTCGACGACAAATGGAGTTGTCGTTGCTCCGAAGCAACACGCGACTGTACCTGGAGGGTACGGGAACGACCCCTTGCATCGAAAAGTCATTGACGCAGTGTATAGACCCTCTTTGATCAAAGTGTCGAAAACGGGAATCGTCGAAAACGTCCCCATTGATTTTCCGTTGAGCACTTGGACAACATTTGGCATTGTTAAAGATTCTTTCTGGCCATGACCATGTCTAACTTACAATACCCGTTGCCCATTCCGTCGAGGTTAATCTTCGGTGGTTCTCTAAGGTATCTCAACCAAGACGACATGTTCCTAATATCGAAAGCTGGATACGATTCGTATGCATAGCACGCTGCCGCATTCGCGTCATACCCGCCCGTGATACTAAAACGTCGAGTTCCGTCGATTAGACCATTCATTGTGAACACGCCAGGGTTGCTCGACGAGTTACCCTGAAGCACGGCCGCGAACATATCCATATCACCGTCGAAAATTCGGTATTTTTGGTTTCCGATAGCGGGTAGCGACAATTTTAGTTCGCGGATGTCGACCGTTCCAATTTGAGGAGCAATCGTTTGGATCGTCGAAATGATATCGGACTGTGCTTGATTCCAAGTCTGGTTACCAAGCCCCATATACAGCGTAAACGAATAGCCATACATGATCGGAAGCTTTGTTGAAATGGTAAACTCGATAGTCGCCGGAGATTCCGAATAGTTATACTTAAGTTCGCGAATGACGCAGGATTGCGTAAACGGCGAGACCCTACCGAAAGTTATAGTCGGCGCGGTATAAGTTGTTGTCTCGTTCGACTTGTATTTGACCATGGGAACTATGAGCGACGGGTCGGTAAGTTCGACACTGGAGATATCTTTTGACGAAAGATAGTTAAGGTAGTACCTAGCTGATCGTTCGGGGGTGGGCACAGCAGGCGTCAGACGCATATTAATGTCGATCTGTTTTTCAGTCATCGACGTAACGACATTTCCTGTGAAATTGTAGTCCCTATTCGGGCCAAAAGACCCGTTTAAGATCTGTGCAGCCCACCCCCGATCTATACGATCCAAGGGGAGCGGTAATTCCAACCCAGTGCCGGTTAGTATTCGAACCCTTTTATACGGCATTCGGATTACACCCTCTTCATTCGCTCAAGTTGGCGCTCAGTCTGACGATAGAGGTCAGCAAGATCGAGCGCCTTCGGTGATTCGTTGTACTGGTTGAACACCATCGGCTTCTGCGTCTGGAGTTCCTTGCGGAGTTCTCGGAGTTCCTGTTGCACTTGGCTCCCATTTTGAACCGATGACGCAACAACGTTAGCGCTCAGGTCGTTCATCGTGAGATTCTGCAGACCGTTAACCTCAGAGAGGTCGACAGTCGGCTTGATCACTGGATTCCAATCGGTATCTAGGTCGGCCATCGCGTTGACCATGTCGTCGCCGAGACCCGACATAGCAGAGACCGCCTTGTTCTGGTTCCGGTCGATGCCCTGGACAATACCTGCCACAATGAACCCAGCCGCAGTCGCGAATACACGCGAAGGCGAGTGGATACCAAGAGTACTCTTAAACGAACTAAGAGCGCTCGAGGCGACATTGCGCATCTTGTTGTACAGGTTGCTGGCAACGCTGGACACACCGTTGACAACACCGTTGATGATGTTTCGACCAATGGTCGCCGCATGAGGCGCAAAGGTGTTGGCCATGCCAGTCAATCCATTCTTGATGAAGTTGACGATCGCCTTGATCAGCTTGTTGACCGCGGCTTGAAGCTCCGGCCCCTTCTGATCGATTGCGTCGGCAAATCCATTGATGAATGTAATGACGGCATCCCAAGCGGCGTTGATGATTGTCACAGCCTGTGAGGCCATACCATTGATCATCGCCGCGATAAGGTTCGCACCTGACGTAGCCAGCTCGGGAATCTTGGCAGTGATTCCGTCAATCAGAGATTGAAGCAGCGTGAGTAGTGCCTCAACCATCAACGGAACACATTCCTTCACCGCGTTGATCCATTCCTTCAACAGCGCTTGGTAAGCAGCGCTGAACTTAGGAATGTACTCGACAAGAGCCATGACAAGTTGCAGCAGAAGGTCTAGCACTGTGGAAATGACCTCAGGCCAGACATTGCGGAGCGTCTGAAGCATACCCGAAACAAAAATGGTCCAAATCTGGACCAGTTCGGGCATCTTCTGCTTCAAGGTATTGTATACCTGAGTAATAAACTGCCGCATGGCAATTCCTGCCAGGATGATCAGCTCGTTCACGGCCGGTTCAAACGCTTTGACCAGAGACTGGAGAGCGTTCGAGAATGCAGGCATGGAATTCTCGATTGCCGTGAACACACCGATGAGGGCTGCCTGGATCGCTGGAGCTGCCGCCGCGATAATCGCTGCTGCTGCGCCGATACCAGATGCGACCGCGACAAGACCCGCTGCGATAGCAGGACCCGCCGAGGCTGCTAGAGCCAAGAATGCCGTGAATGTAATCGCCAGAAGGGTGAACGCCCCAAGGATTCCGATGATGACAATGCCGAGAACACCGATAGCCACGGCCAAGGCGATTAGACCCGGGGCCGCACCGATGGCAAGGTACCCCGCCGCGATCAGAATGCCGAGACCAATACCAATAGCCCAGAGGCCGTTGGAAAGGGCTTCCCAGCTAAGGCCGGCAGCCTTAGACAGTGTATCAGCGAACATACCAATAGCGAACGCCAACAGCGCCAATGAAGCAACGCCGATAAGCGCACCTTGAGCTACGAATGCAACTGCGACGATTGCGGCTACGACAAGCAGCATCTTACCGACAGACGATAAGAGCTCTCCCCAACTGTAATTGCCAAGCTGAGCCACTGCGGCTGCCGCCACGTTTATAGCGATAGCAGTCAACAGAAGAGACCCCGCCCCGACAATAGCGGTTGGCGGCATCAGGTTTGCAATCGCCACTAGAAGCAACACGATCGCCGCTAGCCCGACCAGACCTTGGACCATCTTCACAGTGTCCATGAATCCTAGTAGCGCTACCGCACCTACGAGCATGTTGATCGAGAATGCGAACGCAACCATCATGATTGAAATTGCTGCCATTTTGCCGAAATCTGAAGAGGCCTTGTTCAACAGTAGAACGAAGCCGACCAGAATTCCGATGAGAACTCCAACCGCGATGATTCCTTGTGCAATTACCTTGAGTGGAAGCAGGCCAAGCGCGATGATCGGGATCACGAGCATGTTGATCGCGATAGCCATAGCTATCATGGACCCGACTCCCTTGATCATGGTTGAGCTGTCTTTGGCTAGCATCTTAGCAGCCATAGTCATACCGAATACCAGAACCATGACGGCGCCAATACCCTGTGCAACAGTGCTCATCTTCATCGAGCCAAGGATCGCGACCGAAATCGACATCAGCAACAGTGCAACAGAGAGGGCCATGAAAGCGCCAATGACAGCACCAAGTTGTTTCTTGTCAATCTTCATCTCGGAGATCTGAGTTAAGGCGATAAGCAGAACCTTGGTGAGAACGCCGATGGCGAGAGCACCTTGGATCAGCCTGCCCGTGGGGATCATCGCAAGCAGGAACAGCGAGCCGGCCAGAATACCCACAGAGATCGCGATCTCGCGCAGGGCCTTGGCCTTGATTACATCCTGCATCGCCTTCAGAGAATCGGTCAGGGCGTTGAACACACCACTGATCGAGTCTCCGATCTTACCGAACTTGTCGAACATGCCGCTGAACGAGTCGGTAGACTTCCGGAATCCCTCAAGCATCGTCTGAAGGGTTTTGAATCCAGCACCCAGACCACCGCCGAGAAGAATTCCCGACAGCAGATCCGAGATCGACAGATCCTTGAGGCTGGATCCAAGATTCTGCCAGAAAGTCTGGATCATCTTGCCGGCCTCGCTAAAGGCATTGCCGATGTTCTTCTTGAACGAGTCGAACGCCTGAGATTCGGAAGCGAACTTCTTAATCCCGTCGATACCCTTAGTGATCCAATCGAGCAGATTCGCAATCGCCTCGACAACCGAAGAGCAGAACTCGACAATCCCCATTGCCGCCGTGTAGATGAATCCACCGACTGCTCCGAGAGTGTCGAATGCGTCCGAGGCCGCCTTCCCGAAGGTAGACAGTCCGTTGGCAGCGCCATCTGCCTCGTCGCCAAAGCCACCGAAGATATGCTTTGTGACGTCTCCAAGCTTCCCGAACAAATCGACGATGCCGTTGACGAGGGTCCCGAAGGGCCCAAATGACTGCATCATGGTCTTGAAGCTGTCGCCGATTGTAGACAAGAAGGTGTTGTTATCGAGGTGAGCTCCCAGGTTACTGAAGACGTCGCCAAGAGCTTTACCAAAATCCTTGACCGCCTGCACCTGAGGCGCAAACGTCTTGGAGATGGTATCGCCGGCTCGAGAGAATGCCTTGCCGACTCCAGAGACAGAGTCCTTCATCCGCTTGGTTGCATCGGCCCAAGCCTCGGCCATTCGGGGTGAAGCATCGTCCCAGAACTTCTTGATCCCCTTACCCGCACTCTCAACGGCTCCACCGAGGTGTTTGCCGATGGTCGTGCTGATCGGGAGAATTGAATCCGAGAAAGCTTTAACCTTCTCAGACCACTTGGGTCCGATAGTATCTGAGAGCTTGGTCATGTTCTCAAGGAACGATGATCCAAATCCACCGAAGAGGTTCTTGATCTTCTCGAATGGACCCTCAGCTCCAGTCGCGAAACCGAAGATCGAACCGAAGACATTCTCGATGGCGTCGCCGAAAGGTTTGAAGACGTTCCCCACCGCCGTTTTGATAGTCTCGATGAATTCGCCAAGAGGCTTGAGAACAGCCTCAAGGACGACCTTCAGCCCATCAAACACCGGAGTGATTGTGATGTCGGCGAGCTGATACATCCAGTCAGCAAGGCGTTGGAACTTGTCGACAATCCAATCGAGGACCTTCGAGAGGCCTCCGAGAATATCAGTTCCACCAAGCATCTGCCCAAGCCAGTCACTGAAGACTGAGACAATGTCCCCGATCTTAGCCGCGACTAGGACCATCGGTTTGATGATCGTGCCGGCCAGGATCATACCCAGCTTGAACGCAGCTACGGCGATCTGAACGAACGCTGAGCCAACCCCGATCAGAACTTCAAGAATCGGCGAGATGATTTCGCCTACCATTTTGAAGACTTTACCAAGATTGTTGGCGAAGTCATCAGACATGATTAGCCACTGACTAATCGAATGGCGGAAGTAGTAGCTGAAATCGTAAAGGGCCTTGCCTCCGTCCCCTTTGAATGCGCTGAAGAATCCTTCACCGATAGCCTTAAGCGGTTTGGAGACAGCGGTCCAGAGATCTCCGATCCCATACCACCACTCATACCAGCCGCCGAGTTCATCCCAGCGATCAAGGATACCCTGAATGGCGTCGAAGAAAGTTCCGATACCACCGTTGACCTCGTCAGAGACTGCTGTCCACAGTTCGCGGGCTTTCTCAAAGTCACCGAATATCGTTCGGAAGATGGAAGCCCATCCGGAACCAAGAGCTTCGGCGGTTGTATCAATCAGCTGAGAGAACGTCTTGACCTTGGTTGCTGCATCATTAGCAGTCGCGGCAAGACGCATGATTTCGTCGGCCTGTTGTTCGGTGTAGCCAGCGTTGAGGAGCTGTTCACGCGACAGATCGCCCGTGTACTGCGTCAGAGTCTCGATCATGATCTCCGATGTCAGCCAGCCACTCGCAAGAGAGTTTCGGAAGCTACCCGCCTTATCGATTATCTTGTCGACTTCAACGCCATATGTTCGAGCAGTTCGCTTCAGGGCTTCCTGGAACTGCTCGCCGCCCATGCCGGCGTTAACAATCGAGTTCCAGTCCTGAAGCTTCACAACACCTGTCGACAGAGCCTGCGAAAGCTGGTACATCGCTGTAGCTGCCTGCTCCGAAGAGGAGCCAGACATAGCCGCAACGTTCGATAAACCTTTAATCGCGGCCACAGAATCCTTCAAACCCACACCAGCTGATGTAAACATGCCGATATTGCGTGTCATCTCGGTGAACGAATAGATCGTTCGGTCTGCGTACTGATTCAGCTCATCGAGGGCTGCGTTGATCGTAGCGGTGGTCTCGCCCTTAGAGAAGGTATTCGCCTGAATAGTCTGAACAGCATTAAGCTGGTTCTCGTATTCCCGGAAACCATCCAAGATGGGGCCGAATGTGAACGAGGACAAGACCGACCCACCGGCCATAAGAGCCTTCGAGGCTATGTTGCCCATAGCCACCGACGCTGCTCCGGCGAGCATGGAAAAATTAGTCGATGAAATCTTTGCGGCTGCGCCAACATTAGCCGTGGCAGCAGCGGCGGTTGTGGAATTGTGGACAATTGAGGTGTTGACGTTCTTCACGCCATCTGCAATACTGCCCATGCGATTGGACGCATCCTGAGCAGCCTTACCAACTCCCTCAAGTCCGTCAGTCGACTGCTTGAAGTTCATTCCAGACTTAAGTCGGTCGACGTTACGGAGAACGCCATCGACCCTACTGGTAAACTTCGAGTCATCGAGCTCGAGACTGACTACCTTATTTTCAATAGACTTACCCATTGGCGATAGCCCTTCCTACCATTCGGTCGATTTCGTCAAATATGGGCTTCATCGCAGGGTTGATGTAATCCCGACCCTGGACGTATCCGCCCTGTCGCGTACCGTGTCCGTATTGCAGGATAATCGCAATAGGGACCTTAGACACGATGTGTGTGTTGTACCAAACGATCTTAACACCTCGCTCGGTCTGCTTGACCTTGTACTGCCATGAGTTGGCAGTCTTTCCGGTTCCAACCGGTGTATTGGCCCGGAGGGCCGCCACGCCGCGATCGCCAGCGGTCGCTAGCACATCACGAAGCTTACGATTCTTGACTTGTGTCAACCATTTTGACATGTCAAAGTCGCCTTCGAACTTCATCTCGATCATGACGGCCCTCCTTTCTTGTTCAGTCCCAGAGCGTGCCGTTAGACAGCTCGTACTGGAGACATTCAACGGTGCGGTAGCCAGCGACACCGTCGATTTCGAGGTCGTGACCTCGGTTCTTAAGATGCTCCTGGAGAGCGGCGATAGTGTCAGGTCCGATAAGACCATCCACCTCGACGCCGAGCTTCTCCTGGAGAGCCTCGATGACCTGAGAACCCTCAGAGTCATCATCAGTCTCCCAACCAGTGCCTGCTCGCGTGACAACATCCTCGACATCAGGATCCTGACCGGAGACGATGCCATCGGCCGGAGTGTTGAGCGAGGCCTGAAGCGCGTACGTAGTAGCGCGACCCCACCAAGCGTCCGTCATCGAGTTGGCGCCCTCGGAAGAGTCCTCGGATTCTTCGTCAGACCAGTTGGGACGGAGCACACAGTCGATGCCCCAGGAGCGCTGGCGACGCCAGACACCGTTACCTGCCGACTGAGAACCTGCGTTAGACCCGGAGGTATTACCCTCAATGGTCTGAAGCCAGCCATCGCCAAGATTCGCTTCGACGATGCCGACGTGGTCGGTAACGCCATCCGAATCCCAGTCAAACAGCACGACATCGCCGCGTTGCGCGTCCTCAATCGAGACCTGGTTCATGCGATGCTTGGTGACGTCCGTGTTAAACGAGAAACCACCGATTGCGTCGATCTCACCAGCCATGTCGAAGCACATGGAGACGAAGCACATGCACCAGTAGATCTGGTCAGATGGGCCAGCAAGCCACGGCTGGTTCATCTTGTCGGCGCAGTAGCGGCCAGCCTCCGAACCCGGTTCGGGGTCGTCGGGCGCGTAGTAGCCGATGCGATACGCCGCATGATTGAGAACGTCATCAATCTTGCTCATCAAGACACCTTTCCTTCGAAGATCTCGCGGTTAGCATCCTCATGGGGATCCTGCCCCGGAGGAACCTGAGCGTTTTCAGGAATCATCCTCTACTCCCTGTTCTAGCCCTACGGGCTTGGTTCAAAGCCGCACGCTGAGTAGCAGAAGCCCTCGCGTCAGGCTTGGTATTGTTTTGCTTCGCGGCAGCAAGACGAATGAGTGTAAGTAGACGGTTTAGGTTCCACTTGTCGCACTCGAATGGGATACCGAGTTGAGTCATGTACCAGTAGATTAGTTCACTGGTCATAGTATCCCGTGGACCGCCATTCGAGGGTGGACTCATCAAGACTGTCGCCGAAGCGTTGTCAGACAAATAGTCTGCTATTTTGACCTGGACGCTTTGGTCCAGTCTCTTCACGAACCCAAGGGGGAGGGGCTGGTCTGACATACACTGAATGTAGTACACTAACTCTTCGCCAGTCTGTGGTGGGGTTTCCAGGAACGACCTCTTGTAGACCGATTCCCACTCAGCCACCGCAGACAGTGAATGTGTCAGAGTAAGTGTACACGATTCCAGCGTAACGAACGTGTTTGTTCGTTCATCAAACCGCTCCTCCCCCGGAAGGTCCAGCTTTAACGAGATCACTGCAAGAGTGCGCGGAGCTCGTTAGGCATAACCAGGGTTGGAACACCGGCGCCACCAGTAGCCACACCATACAGCTTGTCGGTGAGCTTCTTGTACTTGGAGGCCTCGAGCTTAGACGAATCGATGGTCACGATCGACACAGGCTGGAAGCCATCAATCTGGACCGGGATCGTCGAGCACTCCCACGAGAAGGAGATCGCCTCGGGCGAATCCGAGACCGTGTTGTACGCACGCTCGGAAGGCGCTGCGGACGCACCGTAGATGATGTGAAGCAGCTCGCCGAAAGCGTCGCCCTTCGTGTCGTTGCCAAGCTTCGAGCAGTAAGAGAACGCGAAGCTGGCACGAGGCTGCTGGCCAAGGTTCACACCCTTGACGAGCTGGGCAGTACCATCGCAGATTGCGAATTCGTCGGGATACGTGTATGCCTCGATCGTGAACTTGAAGGAAGGCGCGCTTCGCAGCGTCAGATACTTGATGTTGTCGGCGTAGATGTCCGAGTTCTCGTCGCCTTCCGGGGTCTCCGTGACAGTCTTAAGACCATTCCACGGAACACCCTGACCGTAACGGTTGGTGGTCGTGTCGAAGGGGAACAGAACGCCCTTACTGACACCGGTGTGATACAGGTGCTGACCTTCTTCGTCCCACTTGATCTGTGCCATTTTGACTCCTAAATGTAAGTCGTGAAGACGAAATGGTTCATTCCGTCTGTGATGTATGTTGTATCCAGAGTCGTATATGGGATCTTGAGAATCTCGTCAAGAACCTCAGGCTCTGGATCCTTAGTGATGAGTGTGACCGAGTACTCTCGAGCACCCTTGTACGGCACATCGCCCGCATGGTCAACTTTGATCTTCGACAGATGAAAGATGACTGCGGGGTACCCGATTTTGAGGTTCTCAGGAGGCTGGAAGTAGACACGGTTATGGTCCACTGCCTTCTGGAGAAGGTGAAGGAGGTCCCTATACGTGCGCATACAGACCTCCTAGGTTAATCGTCAGGCGAGGGTAGTTCACCCCGATCGACTGTACCTCCCATTTTGAACCCTTCCATACAACATACTTGAGTGTCTCCAAGTATGTCTGGATCTTGGAGTTCAGGAGGATACTAACCTCGTTCGTGAGACGGAGGTTGGAGTTGACTGAGGAGTTGTTGTCGTTCCTCGCATAGAGACTACGAATAGTCCCCTTAGCAGGAATCTCAACATGGTCTTCAAGCCAAACACCTTCCTCCGTCTCACGAGTCATGACAAAACCGAGTTTGCCACTAAAACGAGACACGACGTCAGGCCTTCTTGCGAGAGATCGTGAGAGCCGAGTACGGAGCCGTCAGGGATCCCGACAGGCGGGTTTCCATCAGGTACTTATACTGGTTGAAGTCGAGATCGAACGTCTCGGCCATACCCAGCTCCGCGCCAGCGTTGGAACCGATCGTGTAGTCGCGCAGGTCAACCACGACAGCCAGCAGCTCGCACTGAGTGCCCTTGACCTCGTGTTCGAGGCCAGCGAACTGAGGAACCGTCACGATCTTCGAGACACCCATTGCTGCTGCGAGAGAAGCCTCGGTCTCGTAGATACGACGACCGTTCTTGTCCTTCTGGAGGAGAAGGCCGACGAGACGCTTCTTGTCGATGAACAGCGTCGGAGAGCCGGAGCCCTCAAGATCGGCAGACGCCAGGACGATGTCATCGACCAGGGTGTCGTCAGTCGTGGTGCGATCGAGGACCTTGTGGATCGCGTAGAGGTCGTTCTCCTTCAGGATCGGGCGAATCGCCTCCTCGCTCACCTTGTCTGGATCGGACTCAGTGCGACCATCGCCGATAAGGATCGCGCGAGCGATTTCCTCGTTCAGCTTGCCACGCATCTCAGACTTGAGCCAGGACACGACATTGAAGTCGGTAATGTCGACAATGTCGTCCCGGTCGAGACGCTGCTTCTTGTAGATGGTAGTGGGAGAGGTGGTGCGCATCAGGAGCTTGATGACCTCATCGGTCTTCTTGCGTGCCTTAGTTGCATAACCCTTAGCCCTTGCCTTGTCATCACGGATGTCCGCGAAGATCGACTTGATGCGAGAGAAGGGCGAGTGCTTGGTGCCGCTCATCACGGTCCCAACCCACGACTGGTCGCGATCTAGAGTAATGGGCTCATTCGTGACGTTCTTGGCGTCAGGGAAGAGATACCCAATGTTCTCGATGCCGTAGTCTGCGTGGCGCAGCTCCTCGTTGAGGGTGGTGCCGTTCGTCTTGGCACGCTCAACGATAGCCGCGAAATCAGCGTGGGACAGCGTGTTGTTGGCAGCCTGGTCGGAGTCTGCCTCGAAGATGTTGTGCTTCATGCTTTCAGTTTCCTCTTCGTTGGTTTCTTCAGAGTCTTCGGAGTCCTCAGACTCCCCGTCGATGGCTGCGGCGATCAGATACTCGACCGCCTCCATTTGTTCGTCGGTAAGAGTCGAAAGAATCTCACCGATGGTACGATCGTCATCGGAAGATTCGGGGTCTCCTTCAGAGTGATCGTTAGAGCTCTCATCAGAATCTTCGTGAACGGCGTCGCCGTCACCCATTTTGATGATCGCGGAGTAACCTTCGCCGTCGGCATGGGCCATCGAGACATTCTCGATAGTTGCCTTCGGGTTGGCGCCTCGAAGAACGAGGGATACCTCAACAATGTTGCCGTGTTCGACAATGTTGCCCTTCTGGCGAAGCTGATTCGCGAAGATCGACATGGCGTTGATGTCGCCGTGTTCAATCAATTCGCGTGCGTGCTCGGCCTGCTGACTTCCGTTGAAGAATCCGTAGGCATAGACACCCTCGGGTCGCTTCTCTAACTGAGCATGACCCAGCACGTTTGTGACATTATCGTGCCCATGCTGCCAGACGAGAGGCACGACTGCCCCATCGTTCTGGTCAAAGGCGTGGTGTGAGATGACGCGACCGTCAGTGCATTTGACACTGGCTACGGTTGCCCATCCATCGAAGTCAGCGACCTTATCCGGTGCTGCCATTTTGAACCTCCGAATCCGAAGTTGTACGTGCATCAGCATTTGCCGATGACGTGTAGGGGTTAGCCAACTGGTCTGCCTTGGGATCAGTCGACTGGGGTAGACCGATGATCGATCGAATCTCGTTTGGTGTCATTACCTGGTTGGTGATGAACGTCTGAGCCATCGACGCAATACTATCGAGCGAAGTCGCTGCGAAAGGATCGCGAACATAGATGATCCGTTGACCTTGTGAGCGTGCAGTCTTCGTCAAGAAGACCATCGTCGCAGATTTAGTGATCGTGTCGAGGATCGGCTTCACCGTTCGGTTGTAATACGAGAGATTGGTCTCTGCGTCTGCCGTTCCGTTGAACACCGCTTCGGTGAACCCGAGTGCGTTGTATAGCTGCTCTGACAAGTACTTGACCTGGTCGAGTAGGTTGTTCTCAACGGGACGATTCAGCTGAGTGATCTTCTCGGCACCATCGACGTAGGCCACGCCAATCTCTGAGTTACGAAGCTGAGCTTCGATCGCCTCTCGGCGACTTTCGGCTTGCTGCTGTCGCAACTCGCCGCGAACTGAGTATGGAAGCTGAATGATGAGATCCAACTTCTTGCCCAGAGCGCTATTATCAATGGCATCTAGGGCGTCAAGCTTTCGCGCGAGCCTATTCGCCAACGAGTTGTTACTGGACGTGACATCGTACAGCGGCGAATACACGATTGCTGCCGAGTTCTTCGAAACATTGATCGTTTCTCGATGGCCCGTTCTGTCGTTGTAAATGTCCACATCAACTGAAGCGGTGTACCAGTTTACGATACGACCCACGCGAAGGGAAAGGATGTCAAAAGACCCCTCTTCGTTCAGTGCGACGTCTGTATCAACTGGAACTAGTGCAGCAGATCCCGTTTCAAGCATCGTGTACACCAGCTCGTAGATAAGAGCGTTCGACGTCTGATCTATATTAGCCATCAACGATAGGCACTCATTGAGATTGGTGTTCTTCTCTGAGTCGTACCTACCATTTTGATCTACCTTGACGTGACGAATTGGTGTGTTCGCGACATCGAGGGCGATCTTATTGTACAGCGTCTGGATCAGATTTGTGTTGCCGATCGAACGGTAACTTGGTCGATATTCGCTGTATATTCGATCTGAGTATCGGCCTTGCTTGTCGTGAGCGAAGAGATTCCACGCCCTCGCAAGACGCGACATAATACCCATGTACCCTCCTTTCGTTATGTGAAGTCGTCTAACTGATTCTTGTAAGCCACCCAAGCGTCCATCAGAGCTGCAACTGAGTCTATCTTAAGATCCATTCGTTTCTTCAAGATCTTTCGGTTACCGTTGGTGTCCTCGAGGGTGATGGTGTTACCCATTGCCCACGAGAATAGCTCTTGATCGAAGATGAGTCTTCGATCTTCAGCCAAGCTCTTGAGTTCGCCTAGAGGGACCGATTCTGTGCGAGCGCCCTGGATGACTTTATGGATCCCGTAGGGTCCATTATCAGTCGCCCAGCGTTCCACGAACTCTCGAGCGTTATACGGGTCGTAACCGAAAGCTCTAACATCGTACTCGGATCTGAGGATGTATTCGTCGAGATCGGTGTATACCTCAATCATGTCGAGAATAGTCCCATCCATCACTTGGAGGGATCCTTCTCGGATGAAAGATTCGTATTTCGCTCGTCCTGCGGCTGGCAACTTGTCGAAGGTTCGTGTCGTGATGTACGCACGAGTCTTGACTCCGAAGTCGCCAGTCGACAGAGGGAACAGAAACGTGAACGCGCAGAAGTCGTCGCCTTGCGACAAGTCCGCGCCCATCGCACACGGCATCTGCCAGAACTCTCTTGGGTTGTGAGGAATAGTCTCTTCGTACTTGAAGAAGTAAGTGTACCCCTCGCACGGGATGCCGAATCGTTTTGCCAAGATGTCGTTCCTCGCAGAAGGGACGTTCTCAGCTCGATTGACGTCTCGTTGGTATGTGTCGTAAGACACAGTCTTTCCGAGGTTCGGTTGCGCCTTAACCCACATGTTGGGGTCGGCAACCTCGCCTATTTCATCCAGTCGGTAGTACCAAATGGATGTATGCGGATCGTAGTACTCGCCCTTAAGGATCGAAAGTAATTCCATTTTGATGGAATCTCCGACGCCGTTACGGACGGTACCTTCAGACGAGACCGCGACGATGACCCAGTCGTTGAGTTTCGACGCGCCCTGTTCCAAAGCGGAGATGACGTTCTGCCTAACATCGCCCGACAGCCACTCATCGATCGTATTCACCTTAGACCGAAGACCCTGTAGCTTGTCTACGTTCATCGGTCGAACTTCGAGAAGGGAGTTAGTTGAAAAGTTTTCAATGCCCTTCTTAGTTGGTGTCAGTAGTGATCGATTTGCTTTCGCGCCGACAGTCGCATGTACTGTGCCGGCAGACAGGAACTTGAATAGCGGTCCTCGACTGCGCGTGATGGCAGTCTTGAATGGCGATAAGGTTTCCTCGGCCTGTGGCATTGTCGGTGCGGTAGCGATTTGGTGAGTGGTCGTCGGGTCGATGACTAGAAAGTACGCATGAATGAACGCCATGTACATCGACTTAGCCGCTCCTCGAGCGACGATCAAGTACTGCTTGTTTACCAAGCGTCGTTTGACGTCCATTTGTACGTAGTGTCCGTTGTGTCCGGTTTCGTCCGGGACGAACTTTGTAACTTTCTCGAAGTAGAACCACGAGAGAAGCGACTCGGCCCATAGCTTAAACGAATCAAGAAGCTTGAGATCAGAACCATCGACGAGAGTCATCTCGTTCTCGCAGAAAGCGATGAAGCCATCGATAGCTCCGTCGTCGTAGTAGTACCTTGGGTTCGCTATCAGGTCATCGATCCGGTTCATCTCCATCTCAATGGTATGAGATACTGGAATTTCGCCAGCCAAAACCTTCTCACGAAATTGTCCATAGTACTTTGGCGTGGCAGTGTTTGAAAGCGCCATACCTACTTGTTCTTCTTGTCGTTCTTCTTGTTGTTCTTCTTGTCATTATTGACTGCATTCTTGAGAATCGCGTCAAGATTGAAAGAATCCCTAGCCATCTTGGCCACACCCTCATACTCCGTGCCCTTGAGCTTGGCGTCAAGTGCAGCGGTCAGCATCGAAGTTGCCGTACGAGCTGCGTACCTGGTCAGGTTGTCGCGAGCCTCGTCGACGAAGGTGTCCGCCATCTTAGACAGAGCACTTCTATTTTGACTCTCGTACTCTGCGAGCTTCGCTTTGAGTTCGAGGTTCTGCTTCTCAAGGTTTAGACGCTTGTTCTGCTCGATCAGATCTGTGGAAGAGAGGTTGCGCGGCTTCTCCTTGCGCATTGCATCGGTGATACCGCCCTTAGGAACCTTCTTCTTGTCCAGTTCCTTCTGGCGCTTCTCCTCTTCCTTCTGCCTCTTCTTCTCGTCAGCAGCTCGCTTCTTCTCAGCACGCTCGGCTTCTTTCTGCTTCTTCTTGCGTTCAGCTTCTGCCTTGCGAGCTTCCTTGAGCTTCTGATTCTCGAGCTTCTTACGCGCACGTTCGGCAGCGTCCTTAGCTCGCTGGGCCTTGTTGGCAGCGTGCTTCTGAGAAGCAGCCTTAGCCGCCTTCTTGGCTCCGGAAGCAGCTTTCTTAGCCGCGGATAGAGCAGCCTTAGCAGCCTTCTTCGCGGTAGACTCAGTCTTCTTGCGGTCTCTCTCGGCGGCCTTCTCAGCCTTGGCTCGGTCCTTCTTGAAGACCTCAGCGTTGATGGATTCGCCGATCTTACGCTTCTCCTCGACAGAGCGGAGACCCCCACCAGAAGACGATTCAGTCTTCTTTCGGACTCCCCACTTCATGCCTAGGACGCCGTAGTGTGCGAGTTCGTCTTCGGTCATGATATCGTAAGCCTCCATTCTGCTTCTTGCTTCAGAGACTCTACCGCCTTGATGGCGAATGACGTTTGAGGAGGATCAAAAGTCAGTCTCACTGAATAGTTGACATACTGTCGCAGGATACGCCCAAGCGGTGTGGCCGGATAAACGTCGTCATGCGATTGTACAGTTCCTACCTCGCGATTGAGCTGAGTCGCAGTGGCCAAAGCGTTGTCGATAGCATCTGCTATCTCGAGCTCGAATCCAGTATCATCTTCAGACAACCCTAGGTAGGTCTTAGTATCTGTCATAATTGTCATGTAGACTCCCTACCATAGTTTCGTATCCCCTGGCATTCGGGGGTTGAAGTCGTCTAGGGCTAACGCTGGCGTTCCGTAGTGGATTGCATTATGAGTATCTCGACTCACACATATGAGATTATTCAGATCCCACATGCAAGGGTCGAAATCCTCACACTGACGGGGAGTCAAAGGGTTAATATGATGTACGACAATGCCGTCGTGGATCTCATATCCTTCGACTCCGAGGTCGCAACCGAGGTCTCGTGCGATCACCTTAGTTCGAGCTTCTCGCCAAATATCGCTTTGGTAGAAACTCTGGTTCATCCAGCGATGTCCACCGAACGTCTCTCCGAAAAATGCGCCATCGAGCGACAAATACTCGAGACGCTCTTCGAATGTGTGCAAGTGAGATAGTTCGTCATAAGTGAGCATCGTCATCTCCAGAATATACCTTGAAAGCAGCCAGAGCCTCTTGCACCAGCTCCTCGGTCCTCGCAGCCGATTCAAGTGCGGACACTTTGGCGTTGGCAAGTGTCGTCTCGGCGTTGAGTCGTGCTTGTTCCAATCTTTCACGACTGGAGCCAAGCTTCAGGAAATGAAGGATCATAGAATTGCTCGCAGTTCCGTCCAGAATCTGCTGAGTTGCATAATCCATCGCAGCAGCAATGGCCATTCGCTCAGCTTCTTCGGGCGTTCGTGGAGTTTTTTGAACCTTCTTCTTCATCGCGCTTCCTTTCTTATACTTCGATCTGAGTTTTCGCCTGCCCCAGCCCATGCCCGGAAAGGAGCAAGAAAACAGGCATGGAGAACTAAGTGGCCGGGGCAAGCCAAAACCCAAATCGAAATATAAGAAAGGAAGCGCGATGAAGAAGAAGGTTCAAAAAACTCCACGAACGCCCGAAGAAGCTGAGCGAAT